CCAACAGCTTCACTATGGATTACAACAGCATTGTGGAAGTTGCCTTTATTGCCTACGAATTTGGGATTTGATCCATAACGTGATTCTCTGGCAAGTCCGGCAGTATGTGCCACAACTTCATCTTCACGCGATAGACGCACCATAATCATCTGCAATCCCAACAGAACCAAATTATTTTTTCGTTACCAAATCCCTTTTGATAGCCAAAGTCGTCAAATTTAACAAGCCTTGAGCATTTGTCACATTGCTCAACTTTGTAGGTTGCAATGATTTCGCCATCTTCCATGAGTGTGCAGCTCATAGTCCTTGGATTTATTATCTCTATTGGCCCGCTCATACTTGTGGCTTCCATTTGCCATCGCTGCTCATAACAAGCCAATTCGGATCACACTGTTCTGGCCTTTTTTCAATGCAGCTGTAATTAGCCCAAGGCTTGCCAGTCTTTGCAGTGCCTTCTCTAAAGACGCGCTTGCCATGCTTACAATCTTGCAATGAATCCGGTGTGCCAGCTGCATCAGCTTCTTCTCGAGTCTTAAACGATGGCACTTCACCAAATTTGGTCGTCCAATAGTCATAGTCTAGGTCAGTCTTTGCAACCTTGGCCGGTAGAGCTTCAATTTGCTCCATAGTCTCGCGGGTTGTGCGCTCTGCACCGCCCATGACAAGCTGCATGACTCTAAGAATTGCAGATGTGCAAGTGTCCTCAACGAACCAGCGTTTCATGTTTTGGACGTATGCGCCTTGATAACCATAGGCATGGTCAATGCCGGCTGGGTGTGTGTCATCTGACTGGCGAAATGCTTTGGCCTCAACTAGTACAAATCCCTTTTCAGCATCAAATTGCACAATGCGTGTCTCAATGCGTCCGGCTGGATAAGTCGCTAACCATCGATCCGTGCGAGCGCGTGCGGCCTCGTAGCCGTCTAGGAACCCCATTAGCGCACTGCCTTAGATGATGCGTGACGGCCGACGGCTTTGCCGCGCTGATAGCCGTCTTTGTGGCCTTCTTTGTATCCAACTGAATAACTGCAAATAGCCCAGAGAATGCATGCTATCGACATGAGGACAAATAGTCCGATTTCACTTGATGTCATTTTTTGCTCCCGATTCTGAGAGCTGCGAACCAGCTCCCGAATTACAGAGTGACACGCATAGCCGACAAATTCAAGAATGACGCCTAAGAATCGGCGTGTCGGTTATTTTTTGAGAGCCATTTCAAGAATCAATGTGTCAAGCCTTTGTTCAATTCGGCTGACCTGATCCTTGAGACTGTTGCCGCCATTCGGTTGCAGCTCCCGCATGATCGACTTCACCATGAATCGCATTGACGAATAGATGGCAGTCAGCACCGCAAGAACAAGCCCACCGACCGCCGTCCATTCGCCTACGCTCATTTCTTGTTACCAAATGCCACGTCGTTTGGATTAGCCCAGCGAGCAAGCACTGGAACAAGTCCAGCCACTAACCCCATTGCTAAATCCTTTGGATTCTGATTGCCAGTCATCCAGACCGCCAGCGCACCGGCGATAGAGCTTCTTGCCCATGATGCCAGCATTGCTTTTGCTTGATCCATTAGTTGTCTCCTTTGTTCAAGCTCCCGATGAGTGCCGCGACTTTCGCTTCACTCAATTCGATTTCGAAGTGCATCTCATCTTTTCGGTTTCGATAATCTCCACCCCATTTGAGGCCGTACTTCTTAGCCAAAGCTCTAATCATTGGAACTTTCTCAGCTGGGAACGTGCCAGATTTGCCCAGCGGATGTTGCGTAGCGTTTAGATCAATCGCAGTGCCGGAGCTGTGATTGCTTAAGTTGTCAGTTGAGCCGCGTACCATGCGGAACGCATAACCCCAATCATCAAGCTGACCTTCATCAATGGGTTCAATTAGCTCATGGAATTCTTTGCAGAATCCAGCAATCAATGGCGCGACGGCTTTTGCACATCGCACCTTGACCTTTGTTCCCTCGATTGGAACGCTGATGATATGGATTTCAGCTGCATCTTTAGATGCTGGCCATCCGTTATGGCTTTGAATCATCAGCAAGATTCTTAGTCAAGTGTTCCATTATGAAAGCAGTAACTTTGCTTCATCGGGAGTAATGCCTAATTTAGCAAATAACGCTGTTTTGTCGGTTGCTGCTTTGGCTTCTGCTGCTATTTCGTCTGCTTCAACTTGTTGTAGAGCAGCATCAATTTCTGTCTGAGTAGGTGCATCGCCTTCTAAGACATCCCATTTTATTGTGGAATAATCATTGTTTTGATATGAAAACTCAGAATTTGGCTTTAATAATCTTATTGCTTTTGTTAAATCGCTCATCATACACCTATTTCTAAAAGAGTAATTGTGCTTGGTGTGCTTGTATATTGGAATGTAATTGTAGAGCTGCCAGCTGTATCTTCGACACGGCCTTGGATTTTGTATGTGGTTGCAGATGTAGTTGCTGGCGAATCAAGGTAGTTGATTGCACCCGACATTCCGAGTGAAATTTGAGTACCACTGGCTCGACAATCTGGGAATATCCAGTTGTATCCACCATTGTTGTAATCTGCAATGGTTGTTGCACCACGAAGCAAAATCAGTCCGCCTGCTGCTTTAACATCGTTGCGCAATACGCGAGAATTCACAGAGCAAATTACAAGAATTCTCGAAGTTGCTAATGTTGGGGTGATTGTTGCTGTTATTGTTGTATCCGTTAATGTTGTGGATGAAATAACTGTTGATGTGGTTGTGGTTGCTGAGACTACTTGCAAAACTTTTCCACCGCCGCCAGCAGCAGCCCATTTAATTCCGGTACTTTGTGTTGAGTCAGCAGTCAAAACGTGTCCATTTGTGCCGACACCCAGACGCGCTGGTGTTGAAGCAGCCGTTGCAGCATAAATATCGCCCTTAGTCGTAAGAGTCGCTTTTGTTGTAGCACCAGCTGCAAGATCATAAGCTGATTTTACTGCTGTTGGTGTAGCTGCAAGAATTGATGATGTCGTTGATGTTGAATCTGAAAGCTGCACTGCTCCTTTTTGAGTAGTCAATGCATCTTGGATTCCCACTGTAATCGCACCTGATGTGCCACCGCCTGTTAAAGGGGTTGTGGCTGTAACGCCAGTGATGTCACCTTGATCATTAGCGATCCACACAAAATCCATGTCGGTCGCTGAATTTTTCGCAAGTATCTGGCCTGTTGTGCCACCAAGCAAGTCGGCCATTGATGTGGCAACAGCTTGACCAAAAACTGCAAAATCTGCCGGCAAGTCAGTAACCAGATCAGTGGCCGTCGGCATTTGCCAGCTGAATGGTGTTGTCGGATTGCTCATATTTTCTCCTTATGCCACGATTAGGGCGTTTTCCCAGTCAAGTATCCCAGAAATTGTATTCCAAGCCTCAGCGACACTTACATCTTGCCATTGCATTGCTTGCAATGAATATGACAGCGGCGACAGATTGAGTGAGACGCTAATTTCATTGTAAGCCGCTTGGAACGTCCAGCCCTCAACAAAGCCCAAATAGGTTCCGGCCGACATATTGAGCGGCAAATCGGCAATTGCCACCGGCATGCCCATGAACACGTTAATTAATGAATCTCGGTCGCCATCGTCAATCTCTGGATTTGTCAGCTGATAAGTAATTTGATTAAAGTTGTATTGAGGATATGCCCGGAGTGTCAGATAGAAATCTGCCTGATCTTGAGCATCGGCTTGATGTTTGACTGTTGTTGTAAATATCTGGGCAAGCTGACCATATAAGCCCACTGAGGTTGCATCCGTTGCATCGACTTCTGACGTTGAATTTTTGCCATATTTCAGCGTTATGGTGTTTCGGACATCTCCGGCACGTTGTTGAATCGTCAGTCCTGAGCCTTGGGCATCGTTGGCCGAAAGATTGACATATCCGTTCGTTGCCAAGTACGTGGATCGATGCGTCGAATCGGCATAAGAAATCTGGCCTTGAGCGTTCTCATAGATATAGCCCAAGCCGCTAGTTGCCAGAGCTGAAACAAGTGAATAAATATCTGTCCGGCTTGACGACCTTTGTGCAAGCTCATAATTTCCTGGAGTGTCAATCTCTCCAAGTCCTACATTCTGGGCATTTGCCCAAGTCTCGGTTGGGTCATAGGTGTTCCACTGCAAAGCTGCTGGAACCTCTGCCCAATTGTTAAGCAGTAAATCTTGCAGAATGTGCAGAATTTGATTTCCGTCAAAGTCCTGAACCAAAGTGCCATCAGTCAATGACTTTGGCAATCGAGCCAATGCACCCAAGGCAATTATCTTGACCCGCTGGGCGTAAGCCACACTCCCCAATTCGGCAACTGAGATGGCCACATCGACGACGGAACCGCCAAAGATTGGAATGAATGTAGCTGTCGAATCTTGCAACTCAATGGTCAATGAATCATTGATTCCGATAATCACATTTGATTGATCTAAATTAATAAGTTCAATGTTGGTGTAACCCGCTTGAGCCTGCTCATAGATATTAGTTCGCCCAGATGTAAT